GTTAACTTTATCATTACAACGTAACCAAATTCCCATCATAGAAAAATCAACATCTTCTTTTTCAGTTAAATCAGAACCTAAAGCAATATTACCTAAACCATAATCCATCATTTTGGATGCAAATAAGGTATATTGTTCAATTTGAATTTCTCTAAATGCCTCCGCTAATTCAGGATAAGTTTTTTCAAAATCCTTTATGCTACGATCTTGATGAGATTTTAAATCCATAATTTCTAAATTATTCATATCCTCATATTTTGTTACTGAATCACTCATAGTTATAAAGTATCAAAATACATTGATAGTGCATCTAATCTATCATCAGCATCAATTAACATTTTTAAAGCATCCTCAGCATTACTATAAAAATCATTTGTTGAGTGATCTCCAATACCTACTGGATTTTCTGATAGTAAATTTAATGTTAACATAGCTTTTGCTCTATCAGCTTCAGCTGAAGTTTTTAACATTTTAAATAAATGTGGGTTTAATGGTGTTGTCATTTTAATAATGTTTTAATTTCTTTTTTATCAATTCCTCTTTGGGTTAATATACGAAGAACTTCGTCGTTCCCCAAAAATTCTAAATATTCTTTTACTTCTTTACTTGAACACATCCAATATTCTTTTAAATGGTTGATTAAATCAGTATTACGTTGTTTAATAGAAGATTTAATATATTTACTCCATTTATTATTTTTAGGAATAAATTCTCTATAAATTGAATAAATTTCTTTTTTGTTTTGAGGTGGTAATTTTTGAACCTCGTTTACTAATTCTAAAAAGTCTTCGTTTTGACTTAGAAAACGGTGTACCATATAACTGTTCCAAACCTCCCAATCCTTCTCAGTGAAGGAATTGGGATCAGATTTGGTAGTATTGATTTCCTTTAACCAATCAAAGACATTTTTCATTAGCACAATTCGTCAGCTAATTCCTCTCTTAATTCAGGTGGTAAACCTTCTCCTAAAATTTTATTATTTGTAGGATCGAAAAATACTGGAATAGGCATGATCGCATCATTTTCTGTTCCTGCAATAAATTTAGAGATTTTTCTAAGAATTACTCCTGATTGAAATAAGCTACTTCCTTCTGAGTTTTTAATACCTGTAGTTGATTTTAAATCAATGTTAAGCTGTGGTTGTTGTGGTTTTTCCATTTTTTATTTATTATTTATTAAATTTTGAATTAATGACATTAGACAAATTTCTTTATCTATTCTAAAATTTGCTTTGTATTGATGATCATTTATAAGAATAGCTACTGTACCTTCTTTACCAGGCATATAGTTGCTTGATTCTTCGTATAATGCTCTATACATTTCCTCAAAATCATCAGTATTCGAATCAGCAATGATTTGACGAATATTTTTAAATGAGGGTTTTGGTGTTTGTAACTCTGCGAGTACCTTACCAATATAATTTGATGATACAAGTATATTAGAATCTAATTCAATTGTATTATCTACCGTAGATAACTGCAAAGTATTAATACATTTACGTAAGTCTGGATAGTATTGGTTTACTATAATTTTAAGATCTTCTACAGTATATTTTATACTTTCTAATGCTAAAATACCAGCTAAATGTTTAGCAACATCACTTTTAGTAGGTGGAACTATTTTAAGAACCTGACATCTTGATTGTAATGGATCAATAATACGCTCAACAAAATTACAAGTCATGATAAAACGAGTAGTACGTGAAAACGTTTCAATAATATTACGTAAAGATGCTTGTGCCTGAATTGTCAAGAAATCCGCTTCATCTAAAATAACAACCTTTAAAGGTTTAAATGAAGCTACACTTGCAAAACCAGTTACTTTTTCTCTAATAGTTTCAATACCTCTTTCATCCGAGGCATTGATATAAAGGTGGTCGCAGTCTAAATTATTGATTATAATTTTAGCTAATGTGGTTTTACCTGTACCTGCGGGACCATAGAATATAAGATTTTGAATATCATTTTGTGTTAAGTATTGTGCTATAACTTTTTTGATATTCTCATTACCTACATAACCTTCTAAATTATCAGGGCGATATTTTTCTACTAATAAACTATGTTCTTTCATCTAGTATTCACCGTAAATTGAAAATTTCTGTTCTTTTGGTTTTTCTATTTCTTTCTCTTCAGATGAAATAGCAAATAACTCACCTTTTAAAGGTGCTAATCTATATTCACCTCTAAATCCTGTTTTAGTCATATAAGCTTCTAACGTATCAGTTAATGTCTTATGTACTGGACCATCAGGTTCATTAGCAATTAAACGCCACTTATCACCAGGTGGAACACGACGAGCGATTAGAATGTTATGTTCTATAATTTGTGTATCTTCTTTTTTCATAGTATAAATGTACGAAAATTAAGTGGGGAGGACAAGCCTCCCCACATATTTTTACTTCTTGCTCTCAGTAACCGAAGCTTTGTTATATGCTGAGATTAATTTTTTGATACCACTTAATGCTTTTCTAGCACGTTGAGCTGATGCTTTTGTAGTACCTGCATGTTCATCTTGAAATTGGGTGTATAACCCTTCAATTTGTTCGAATAATTGTTGTTTTTCCATTTTTAATTTAAATTTGATTAATAATCCATTCCAGCACCTTGAGAAGCATTTGATTGAAGCATTCTCATTCTTTCTTCAGCACTTTTATCTTGAGTAATAGTACATTCAGTTAATAAAATAGTTCCAGCAATTGAAGCAGCATTTTCTAAAGCTAATCTTGTTACTTTAGTTGGGTCAATAATACCTCTTTCTTTAAAGTTAACAATTTCTCCTGATTCTACATCAACACCATTCCAATTATTACCTGATTCTAATACTTTATATTTTCCTAAAATTGCAGTTTGAGCAATATCGTAACCAGCATTAATTAAAATCTGTTCAAATGGTTTTGAACAAGCTTTAGCTACAATACTGTGACCTTTTTTACTAAGATCTAGACCTTGAGAAGCAACTAATAAAGCAACACCTCCACCTGGTAGAATCCCTTCTGCGATAGCAGCTTTTGTAGCATGTAAAGCATCATCAACTCTATCTTTTTTCTCCAACATTTCAGTTTCAGTGTTACCACCAACATGAATAATTGCAACCCCACCTACAAATTTAGCAAGTCTATTTTGCAATTGTTCTGTTTCGTAAGGAGTTGTTGATTTTTCTAATTGGTTTTGTAATTCTTCAATTCTTGAAGTAATTCTTTCAACATCACCTTTACCATCAACAATAGTTGTTTGATCTTTAGTAATTGTAGCTTTTCTAGCTGAACCAAACCAAGCCCAATCAAAACGGTCAAGTTTCATCCCTTTTTCTTTAGAAAATACTTGACCACCTGTTGTGATAGCAATATCTTCTAAGATAAGTTTTCTACGATCTCCAAAATCTGGGGCTTTAACAGCACAAACATTAATTGTACCTCTCATTTTATTAACAATAAGTGTAGCAAGAGCTTCATTGTCAATATCTTCAGCAATAATTAATAATGATTTACCTTGAGCTGAAACAGCTTCTAAGATTGGAAGTAATTCTTTTACTGTATTTAATCTAGTATCTAAGATTAAGATAGCTGGGTTTTCTAGTACAGATGACATTGAGTTATTATCTGTAACAAAGTAAGGGGATTTATAACCTCTATCAAATTGCATTCCTTCAACTGTTTCAAGATAAGTATCTCCAGTTTTAGATTCTTCAATATGAACAACACCTTCTAGACCTACTTTTTCAATTGCAGAAGCAATTAATTTACCAGTTTCTAAATCATTGTTTGCAGAAATTGAGGCAATCTGTTCTAATTGACCTTCATCTGAAATATCTTCTGAAAGATTGTTTCTAAGATTAGAGATAACGATTTTAACTGCGTCATCAATTTCTCTTTTAATTTTAACTGCATTTTCACCATTATCAAGGCTATTTAAACCTGCTTTAATGATTTCGCGTGCTAATAAAGTTGAAGTTGTAGTTCCATCTCCTGCTTTATTAGCTGTATTAATAGCTGCTTGTTTAAGCAATAACACCCCTAATTCTTCACTTGGGTTGTCTAAAACTATAGATTTAGCTACTGTAACACCATCTTTTGTTGATTGAGGAACTTCTCCATTACCTCTAAAAATTACAACATTACGACCATTAGGACCTAATGTTGAAACTACAGCATCAGCTAATTTATCAATACCTCGTACTAGATTGGTTCTAGCATTTTTACCGAATTCTATTTTTCTTTCCATAAATTTTATTTTTCTTCTTGTGTTACTTTAGCTAAAATCTGGTTTTCAGGTCCAACATAGTATTCTTCTCCTTGAAATGGTAATTTTGTAAATCCCATTGTAGGTAATACTACTCTATCTCCTACTTTTAATACTGTTGGAATAAAATCACCGGTAAAAGTTGGTTTTCCTGGGCCTACAGCAATTATTTCGGCATACTCATTTTTGTCTTTCCCCATATCTGGAACGATAATATTCCCGTAAACGGTTTCTTCGCTCTCAATGGGCTTAACGATAACTGCATCAAATAGTGCTTCTAATTTCATTTGTATAATCTTTAATTTGGTTACTAATTGTTTGATAATTGTCAATAAACTCTTTTAAACTGTTGTAATCTTCTAAATTAGATTTTAATTCTGCTATTTTATTAATAGCGCGGCCAAAATCAGAAAAGTAATATAAAGACTTTTCATATGTCTTGCTTTTACCTTTAGATCTAAAGTGATCAGAATCTGATTCGATTACTTGTTTAATGGTAAAACTATATTCATCTCTTGTGATGAAAAAAGGTTCTAACAAAGGATCTCTAATTACCTGGATTGATTTTCTACGTGTTGTCATCTATAACTAATTTTTTAAGTGTACGTAAATGTACGAATAACTTTGTGCTGGAGCACGTTTTTTTTGCAATTACTATTACTTTATTTTTAAAGTTTTAGGTTTTGCTGACTCGGAAATTGGAATAAAGATTTCTAATAAACCATTTTCCAGTTTAGCTTCAGCTTCTGGAAGATTAAATTTAGATGAAATTTTATAAGATAAATTAAAGGATTTTTTAGATAATCCTCTATGAATGGTACCAGGATGTAGATCTTCTTCTGGTTTGTTATAACTAATTGTTAGAATATCGTCTTCGATATCTATTTTTACATCACTTTTAGTAAGACCGGTACAAGCTACTTCAAAAAATAGTCCTGTTTCGTCATAAAAAATGTTTAAGGGGTGGGGTTGTTTTGTTGTTTTGGCAGAGCCGAATCCACTTGTTGGGAAAAATGCATTGTGGAATAGAATGTCAAATTCATTAAAGTTTGTACTCATATCGATTTACGTTTATGCGTCCTAAGATCGCGTTTATAATTTAATTAAAATATAACTTGTGCTCCAGCTACTAGTTATTTTATGATACATATATAGGATATAAGGAAAAGTCCATTTTTTATTATTCATTTCTTAAAATATAATATATACTAGTAATTCCTTCACCTTCAAATTCTAGTTTTAATAATCCTTTTTCAGATAACTTAAGTGAAGCTGAAGTCATATCTTTATTAGCATTAAAGATATCTTTAATTACATTTGAATCAAAAGGGATTATTAAATTATCCTTAGTAATTTTACCTTGAATTTTATAAGTAATTTTATTTGAATAACCTGATATATCACCAAAAATAAATTCACAGATTTGATTATTGTCTACATCTAATTTAGTTGTAATTTGCATATTCTGGGATTCAGGTAATGCACTTTTAGCTTTAATAATATGACCTATATCAGATTGGTCTAGTTCTAATTCAACTTCAAATGAATCAGGATCACTCACCCATTGTGCTTTTCCTATTGTTAATGAATCAGCTAAGGTATAAGTTAAATCAAAATTAGCATCAGCAATATCTAGGATAGTATATAATTCTTTTCTACCCTGTAACGATAACATTAAATCACCATTAGTAATAGATAATAATTTAGTTAGTTTATCAGTATCAAAGATACCTAATTCACTATCCTGTAATGGGAAATTATCCAGAACAACTTTACATGCTCTACCACCTTCACTAGCAAAAATAGTTAATGTATTATCTTTAATTCTCCATTTTACTCGATTATGACGTCCACCTAAATGGTATTTTGAAATAACGCTCTGTAATATATTTTTATTTATCATAACTGTAATATAATATTTCTTTTTTAAACTTCAAAAAAATCAAATGCCTTCTTATAAGGATTTAAATCCAAATTCCATTCTAAATCACTAAAGAAACCTTCTAATTTATTTAATAATATAGAATCAAATATTTTTTGTCTATCAGCATATTTAAGTAAAAATTCATTTATTTTATCAGGCATATCATAATCAAAGAATGCTAATGCTTCAATTTTATATGGATTATCTTTTAAATAAATCCATTTTACTTTATCTGCCTGAGTAATATAATTATGTTTTTTATCTAATTGCCATAATCTTAATAAATCATTATAACGAATAGTTGCTCGAACCGATGCAGGTGCACCTTTAAGAATTTCAGTAAACATTTCTCCTGCTCGAGCATTCTTACCTGAATATTTTTCTAGTTTTTTAACAGCAGTAGGATTACCTAACCTGTTAAGTGGAATGGTATTATCTAAGATTTGTTTTTTAAATACTTTAATTTGTTCTAAAATATGATTGTGTGTAGCACCTTTTAGAACTTGTTTTAAAATATCATTAAAGAATTCTCCTAAGATAGGTGGAAAATTAGCTTTCATAAACTCTAAACCTTTAATATCTAAAGTTTCTTTAGCAATACCCTCTTGTTTAGTAATCCATTGAGCATATCTTCTTGTAGCTCTAAAATAAGCTGAACGAATAACACATTCGGTTTTCATTTCAAGACGATGCTCATCAACATTAAAACATTCTTTAGCTAAAATGTTATAATGATTGGTAATGATATCTTGATACTTAAGTGCTACCTTTTCTAAAATATCATCTTTTTCAGCATCACTAAATTCTGCAAAATTAGGATAAAGATGAAGTAGTAGGGGTTCTGCATTAAAGTAGTTACTATCTGTATCCACATAAGCACAGTAGTTGATATCATCGGGATCACAAATCCACCAAGGGGTTTCTTCTAAATGTTTCATTAAAATCTACTATCTTCTCCAGGTACTGTTATTATACCACAATCTTTTTCTCCACGTGAAGTTAAAAGTGCTTCAGCTGGTTTGATGTGATAAGATACACCCTTTATTTTAAATTCCCCACCTTGATGAAGCATTTTTCTAAAGAAGTTTTCTTGAATATCATTCCAACCTCGACTAATTTCAATTAATTCATCTTTAGGTATTCTTTGACCATCAACTATGATAGTTGTTTCTTTACGGATTGCTTGTGCTGATAATGCCATTATATCTCTAATTTAATTTCGTTTCTAATTACTTTGTTCATATGCCTATTAGCACATAAAGCTGATTCTTGAATAATTCTGTGTCCTGATAAAGTAATAGCTTCACTTAATATAGCAAGATTCATTCCATATCTAAATGAAGGTAATGCTGTAGCTCCATATAAACTATTTAATAGAATTTTCATTGTGTATTGCATTAAATGATTATATTCACCTTTTTCTTTATCTCCTGCTTTATAAGCAGTTTTCATTCTGTTTTTATATAATACTCTTTCTTCAAACCATTTTTTCAAAATAGTAGATAAAACTGATTCTTTATCTGTTCTAAACATTGAACCATTAGCGGCAACCGCTAAATTTTGAGATTCAATAATACCTACAAGTACTCCTGCTTCAACATTAGTTTGTTTACGTTTAGCATTTTCGACTAATAATAATTCTTTAGGATCTTTAGCCTTTAAATCGTTAAGTCCCAATCTATTATTACGATCATCAGCATCTATAATACGTCCTATGAAAGTTTCTTTACCTATGTTAACTGACATTATAATAGATGGATACAATGATGTTAAATCTTCATCAAACATATATTTGTATAATCCTGCTTTAGGACAAAATAGGTAACCACCAGCATAATTATCTTTCTTTTGTGGGTTTATCTCCTTAGGAGGAGGTATAATACCTTGAGATAAAAGATAAGCTGAAATTGCTCCATCTTGGGTTTTACTGTTTGAATAAACCTCACAATAGTTATGTTTTCCCTTATGTGATAAGTTTTTAGTTAAAGCAATATATTGAAGTTTTTCATCTAATAATTTTAAGATATTAACATCCATAAAGTTATATTCTATAAATTTATGAATATCGTTTTCAAATAATTGATCTAGATTACCTTCAAATTCTACTTTATTTACTCCAGCATACTTTTTACCAATAGCATCTAATTTCCAACTGGGTTCATCTTTCCAACTATATTTTTTATGTAACAACATATAATCTAAAGATTCAACTCCAATAATATCTATAAATTGACTTTGTTTATAAAAGAACTTACTATATTTTTTAGAATTAACAGTACCAAGTGGTGATAATTGATCAGCCCATTCCTTACCTATTGTATTACACATTCTATAATACAAATAAGGAATATCAAAATAATCACTGTTATAACCTATTAAAATATCTGGGTCTATGTTTCGAATAGCTTCAATAAATTTAGCTAACAATTCATGTTCAGTTTTACAAGGTATAATTTCTTTGTTTCTAGCTTTAGTATGTTGTAATTGACCTTTTCTATCTAAAATTAAAATATGCCAAGTATCAGGTGTTTTATCCCACCAAGCTATTGAAGTAATAGGCATTGGTGCACTTTCAATATAATCTTCAGTTAATGCTCCTCCAATTTCACACTCAATATCAAAAAATACCTCTCTATGTCCTGTAGAAGGTTCATCATTAATACCATAACGTTCAACTAAAAATTTTTGTTCGATAGGCATATCATGAAAATGCAAACCAGGAGTATTTTTATGAGAATAATCAGGATTTTTAGAGAAAAACCACTTAGATACAGGTTTTAGAAACTCTCCATTTAAACCTCTATTTGAGTGCTCTTCCTCTGAACATTCCTGATATGCTATGTTATTATAAGGGATTATTTGATGCCCCTTTTGGTCATCCCAAAGGTGCATCTCATAATAATTTTCCCCTAATTTTTTACCTGGATAGCATTTTTTATACATCTACTTTATTCTATTAAAGTTGCTTAATTGTTCTTCTGTAAAGAATTTAGATAAATCAGGTCTAAAATAATTTACATTTTTCATTACTTTTTTGTCTCTTGTTCTATAAACAATGTAATAAGGTCCAACTTTTTCGTAATGACACGCTTCACCCTGTTCGATGCTTCTTTTATCGACTGTTGCTTGAGCTTCTTCTTCTGTTTTGCAAGCTTTAGACAAATTTGACGCTTGAACCTCTTGATATGCTGGCCATACCTTATCCTTAATGCCATGTAACATAGCACCGTTCCCAACGGCAACATAAGTAATATCACACAAAGCGTCCAAAATCTCAACGATGTCTCCTCCTTCGCAAGCTTCTCGATATTCTTCAAGTTCTTCAAGGACGAAATTGTATACAAACTCCCATTCTTTTCGTTCGGGGATAATTGGTTCATAATTATTTGGTTTACCCATTACGGCGTTAAATTCTTCTACTTCAGAAATAAAGGGAACATAATCTTTTTTATTAAGATTGATTACTTTATCTGGGTAATCACCTTTAGTTGCTAGGTACTCAAGGACTTTAATATCTTCTTTAGTCATAAAAGCAACATTAGATGCTATTTTACGAGTTAAAGCATAAACCTCTTTTTCTTGAGATACTCCTCTCATACTTTCTCTACTCATTTCCTAAAATTTTCAAGATTTTAGATTTAACTACTTTTTCTACTGAGAAATTAGAATCACCTTCAAATTCTTTGTAAATTTTAGCCTCAGCATCAGTTGCTGAAAAGGCACTAACTAAGTATTTTTCAATTACTTTTTGAACTCTACCACGTTCATTTTCAAATTCCATTTTTACGTCTACTTGCCAATACATAATTTTTATTTTTATTTATTATTTAATTTATAATCTTGAATAGGGCTACTATCTTTTCTTTCCCAAGGGTATATTATCCACTCATCACCATCGTGCGTTACTGCGCATATACTTGGCGTATAACACGCGGTATGGGGTTTGTGATGAAGTACGGCAGTATAACAACCTACCGTATTTTTTAATGTTTCTCCAGTATCACAAATATCGTCTATTACTAAAGTATTAGGTAACATTACATCTGACCATGGTAAACCTAATTTGTGTGATACCATTACTGCCGGAATAAGTCCACCCCGTTTTAAACCAAATACTGAGTCAATGTTTGGTTTTTCAGTAATAATTTTTTCACATAAGATGTCAACTAAATCATTAACATCATCCCAGCTTAAATAAATTTTATTATCTACTTTTAACATACTAAATATTATGACCTCCGTTATTAATTTTTAAACTATCAAAAAACTCTTTACGAGCTTGGTTCGAATCATCTCTAAAAGCACCACTTGCTTTTGTAGTAACCATTGCTGCACCTTGATGTTTAACACCTCTACAAGATACACAATTATGAGTTCCAACAATTGTAACAATAACTCCTAAATTGCCTTCTGTAATTTTATTTACAGCATTATGGATAGCAGATGTTAATTGTTCTTGAATTGCTCCTCTACGACCAAATAATTCTACAATACGATTTAATTTAGATAAACCAATTACTTGACCTGATTCACCTGCAATATAACCAATATGAACTACGCCTCCAATTGTTTGATGGTGATGTGAACACATTGAAGTTAACGGTATATTACGTTCTATAATAATACCATCATAACCATCCGATGGGAATGAGGTAATAGGAGACATTGCGTTGTATCTACCAGCCCATAAATCATTTACATATGCTTTAGCTACACGACGAGGTGTTTCCATTGAGTTTGGATCATTTCTCCAATCACATTTTAATGCATCTAAAAATTGCCCATATGCTATTTCAGCATCATCAATCATTTTAGATTTTTCATTGTCAGAAAGTGGGAAACCAGGTGCAACACCATTAGCAAAACCTACTTGCACAACTTCTAGTTCTTCATGAACTTTTCTTCTTTTATTCTCCATTTATGTAATTTTAATATTTTAAATATACGAATTAGTATTGGGGGAAACAAGTTCCCCCTTATATACTTTATACTTCTCTTTTGTCTTCAAATGCAATGATATGAGGTCTCCAAGTTAATCTATAACCATTATCTCTCACCCAATCAAACATTTTAGGGTATGATTTAAATAAAGCTTCTCTTGTATCTCCTGCAGGCATAAAATATACTTTATTTTGAGGAACATCTAATACTTTAATACAACCCATAATTTCAGCTAATGCTTCTTGATCTTCACCATCCCATACTGGTTTTAAGTGATAATCAGAATGATAAGCAATCATTTTAGACATTGCATCATAATTAAGTCTTAACTTATTATGTTGTTTAATCATTTTTTCATCTGTAATGTCTCCTTGAGGTGTTGCAATGCCAACCTTAGGGACAGAATTACTGAACTTAGGGGAGATTGATAATAGATTAATTGGGTAATCTGTTTCAAGAAAATGACTTCCTTCGGTCTCAATCGTAATGAAAATATTTCTTTCATGTGCAAAATGTGTTAATTCGTTTACTAATGCCGGGTGCATTGTAGGTGATCCTCCTGTTAACATCATCTCTGTAATGTGAGGATTTGCATCATACATGTTAATAATGTCTTGAAAACTGATATGTCCCTTTTCAGGATGTATACTTGTATACCAAGAATCACACCATCCACCTTCACCAAAATAACACCTGTGAGTACAGCCTGTTGTTCTGATTACTACAGTTGGATAACCTGCTCTACTTCCTTCTGATTGTACTGCTGTATAAAGCTCTACAATAGGAAGTGTTTTGTTATAATCTTCTATTCTTTTCATTTGTTAATATAATTTTATATTTGTTTAATTGTAGGAGGTATAAATAAGAAATCTTCAAAAGCTATATGTTTATGGGTGTACCCTAAATCATATAAATACTTAAATCTTTTCCCAAGAGTTTTTTCAGATATTATTTCACCGGTTTCTATACTTTCAAAACATTCTATTATTATCAAAGGAAGAAATTTTGCTATAGTTTTTTCTGCTCCTTGTATTACCATTTCTTCAAATCCCTCAACATCTATTTTTAAATAATGAAGTTCTTCTAACTCCATAGAATCGATAGTTACTAATTCTACTTCAATTCTGGAAGATACATTACTTTCTCTGGTAATCCCACCTCCTTCTAACCCTGTTCCTCCAACATTACCGTCAGATATCCATTTAACATGGGTTTTAGAATTTGTATTTGAAACTCCTTTTTTAATAGTAGTTACATTTGTACAATTATTTAATTCTAAGTTTTTATTAAGCATCTCAAAAGAAATATCCATTGGTTCAAAACAATATAGTTTTTTAACTACTTTACTTATTTTTACGGATAATGTTCCTATATGAGCTCCTACTTCTACAACTACGGAATTAGAATCAAGATATTGATCTACTACATCATGTTGATGTTCTTCCCATCTCCATCCTCTTCTAATACAATCTGAGATACCACAAAATTTATAAAGATGAAAATATGCAGGTTGGTAATTATGATAGTTATACAAAGTAGTTATACCAGGTTCTACTATAAAAGGATTAGGGTTTATTATATCAAATAAATTACCTTTTCTATAAGATTCTCCCCAATCTATAAAATCTTTTACTTTAAAACATTCTTGATCATATAATTGTTTAACATTAACTATTCCATTTTTATTTTGAAATATTTTTTTACCTGTTAAATCCCTAACATACTCTGTACCTTCTTCAAATGGAAGTAAAACTAAATTTCCATGTACTCCTTCAAACCCAACTATATTATCCTCTTCTTTTCTTCCTAAGAAATGATTTATAGATCTACCTAAACAACCGGGACCAGCAAAATCTAATTCCCATTCAGGTAAAACACCTGTTTGAACAAATTCTACGATTCTATTAATACAGTCTAACATTATAGGGTGGTTTGGTGAAACACCAATAAAACCATTAGCTACATTATATCTTCTTCTTGTATCTCCATTATTAAGATCAATTGGAGCTACAAATTTAATATTAGGTTTAATAAAGACATCTAAACTACCCAAGCATATTGTATCTACATCAACATAAAATCCACCACTTTTATAAAGAATACAATATCTCCATAAATCTACTTTAAATGCTCCAGGTTTAATTCTATTGTAAGTGTCATATATTTTAGAATCAAAATTATTTTTAATAAAATCTTCCCTAGATTTTTTGTCATGTAATATATGACGATATTCTGGATTCTCTATTTTCCAATCTCTAACTATTTTTTGGAATTCTGGAGAAAAATCAAGATGGTCAAAAGTTTGGTGGATGGTTTTAGGTATAGTCATTTAATTACTCTGTAAAAGATGCTGTGTTTTTATCATGTTCTCTAAATTCAACTTTAGTAACTCTTACTCTACCATCAGTTTCAACTTGAACAAAATCATTAACTTTATTAAAAATATATTCTGAGAATTTTTCTGCTCCTACAGAAGGAACTACTCTAATTTGAGCAACACCTGCAGTATCCATTTGTCTAAATGCTTCTAACCAAGGGTCATCTTCAGCTATAACAACAGTATGATCAAACATGTATTCCATCCATGCTTTAGGATTCATACCATCAATAGTATTTTTAGCACGTTTCATACCACCAAAATCCCAAACCCAATTTTTTTCATCTAAACCACCTTCAAAATCGATTCTAAATGAAATACCATAACCATGAAGAAATCTACAATGTGTTCCTTCTGCTCTCCATTGTCTAAATACACAACTGAATCCGTCAAATACTTTGCTTGATTGAAATTTACTCATTATAAAAATCTTTTACTTGTTGTTCTGTTTTAACACCTACAAATTTACTAATTAAATCACCGTTAGCATTTACTTTTAATACTGTAGGGATGTTACGGATTCCGTATTTTGCTACTATTTCTGTATCTGTATCTGCATCTACTTTTTGTACAGGGATTGTTTCAGATACTCGATTCATTACAGGACCGAATTGTTTACATGGACCACACCATGGTGCACTTACATAAATTAATTTATTCATACTTTAATTTTAAATTTATTATACTAATTCTTCAATTATACCAATAATTTCACTAAATATAAGAATTCCAGATGCAACTCCCAAATTAAAGGGAATAAAAGTGTATCCTACTATTCTAATTGCTGATTTAATAAAACTAATAATTTGATGCTTTCTTGCATCAGGGAGTTGTTGTTTTTTCTCTTCCATTTTTTTTATAATCTATAATAAAACCTATTAATACTATAATATTCATTCCAAATGAACATGCTATCTCTATAATATCTTCATAAACACTAGACATTAAATGAACATGACCTACCATCCAAAAGGGGATTGCTAGATTTTGACTTATCCAAATAATAGTAAATGTTAAAAAATTCTTCATTATTTCCAAAAAATTTGCACTCCCATTATACACGCTGCTAACGCTAAACATATTCCGGTTTTTAATGTAAATGGTTCATTAAACCAAAATCTAGACATAAAAGTAAATACTATTGCTCCTATGGCAAAACCTAATAACCTTGAAGGCCATAAATTACCCTCAAAATGGGCAACCATATACTTTACAGAACCAATATACAAAAGTGAAATTGGTATACCAAATAAAGCAGTAATAAAGGGATTATCTTTTATCCATTCATATTTAAATTGACCTTGTAGTTGAACAAAAGTAAGTATTTGTGCAACAATTCCTAAAAATAATCCTATTGTAAAATTCATAAACTTGATTTATTTATTATTTAATATACGAAGAAAAAATTGGGGAACCAAATGGTTCCCCTAATTTTAGTGGCTATCGCCTACATCATTCTTCTCTCCATAGATTAAATAGTCTGGGTTAATTACCTTTGCTACTTTCTTTCTATCACCTGTGAAATATTTAATTACAATTCCTTCATGTGGTACTTTAGTTCCTTCAATAAAGTTGTTAAATGTAAATTTATCTTGGATTTCTTGTGTCCAATCTCCGTAATGTAAAATCTCTACATAAGGTAAGTCTATATGGTTTTTAACTAATTGCCAAGCATCATATGTACTTAAGTATTCACCTCTAAGCTTCACATCAAATCCTGCAAACTCAATATCAGTTAAACCGTAGTCATAGTTTTTCTGAATACCTGCTCCATAAATCTCTCCATACAAAATAATACCTTCACCTACTTCAACATTTCTGTTTTTAATATAACTCCAAAGTTTTTCTTTGATGTTATATTTTTCAGCAACTGTTCTCCAAACATCAGTTGAATAGAATCCTTGAGAGTCACTTCCTTTTTCACAGTTATGAGATCCATAAATGTATTCATAGTCAATCCATTCATCAGCAAGTCTAAAGAATTTTTTTACTTTATCCCAGAATGATAATTTAGATTTCTTTACAATACCGTATCTAGCATTTGTACCATGAATCTTTCTAGTAATTTGAACTAAATCTTCTTCTGTAAACATCCCATCAACGTTTTTAAGGTTTGGGAATTTGTAGTAGATATGGAAGTTTTGATTGTCTCTCCATTTAATTTTTCTACCTGAAGCAAGTTGGATTTGTTTAACTGGTGGTTCATATTTAACAATTCCTAAGAATCCCATACAGTCACTACCTGCTTTTAAATCAAAATCACCCATAGTAGTTTTACCATGTAAATACTTCATTGGAATAATTAAACATTCAGAATAAACTCCTCTTAATTTAACTGTTCTTACTCTAGTACCTTTTCTTAGGTAGTTAGCAACACCCATTTCCTCAGATAATTTTTCTGGAATAACGGCATCAGTTGTAGCAATGATAGTTTCATCACCTTCTTTGAATTCACCTTTTTTAGTGATGGCATTCCATCCTCCAGCAACTACTAATTCAATATTATCAGCACCTTCAATTGCTTTTACTTCATTGATTTTTGCTATAAAGCAAACACTATTTTGATTTTCCATCTTTTATAATTTAATTTCGAAACGTTGTTTCATTTGTACTAATTTTTCTTCTGGTACGTTATGAACATCTTTATTCCCATGTCTGTTTTCTACAATTAAAGAGTAAACTCTATAGTCATATTTTTCAACTAGATCAAAATATGGTTGTATTTCCCATTCTTGAGTAAATGTATTTGATACTACAATTTTAGGAATACTATTTTTCATCCAAACATTTACGGCACTTTGACACCAGGCATGTGCATCTTTTAATTTAGAAGGATCAAATTTATATTCATCCCCATCCATAAAAAACATATCAGATTCTATATGTATTCCTCCTAAGGATTTTGCTAATGTTGATTTACCTGCTCCAGGAACTCCTCTTAATAAAAATAACTCTTTCATATTAAATTCTTTTTTCGTGATGATCTTTAGGTAAACTTAATTTCTTAACTTCTCTATCTTTCATTAAAGATATTACTTCATCTAATGAAATTGGCTCTAAATCATTTCCATCTACTCCTACATCCATTGCTCTACCATCTGCTATTCTTAAATGTGGAGGTAAATGAACATGACCATGTAAATGAATTACTCCAGTGTTCATATTATCCCAACTTGCAATTGGAAAGTGCATTAAAACAAATTTAAACTTTTCTGCCATATTTTTATTTAATGGACGTCTCAAATCTAAGTTTATGTAGTGATTAACTGAAGAAAATAATGATTTAACACCATTTTTATCGTTGTCAATATGGTGATCGTGGTTACCTAATACAAGATGGATGTTTTTACATATAATCCTACTTCTAAATTCTTCGATCATTTCAAACCCACCAAATGACCAATCACCTAAGTGAATTAAAATATCATTTTCACCAACTTTGTTGTTAATATTATCAACTAAAGCAGTATTCATATGATCAAGTGATTGAAAATCTCTTGTTAAATTATCAGCATTAGTCCAGTTTGTAGTTGCTCTACAAATGTTTGAGTGATTGTAATGTGTGTCTGAAGTAAAGAATAATTTCTGTCCTTTTTCTAATGTGATCTTCATAACCTTAATTTTTTAATTATGGGTAAATATACGAACTAAAAATCGCGTCTCCAAATAGAGGCGCGATTATTTTTATTGGATAAAATTTAGTGTCCTATACAGGACTCGAACCTGTGATCTTCTCGTTATGAGCGAGTTGCTTTAACCAACTAAGCTAAAAGGACAAAATAAACTAAATGTGTTATAGGACGAAAAGTCACGTTAACCAACTTTCACACTATATAAAGCAGGTTCTTCTTTGTACCCTCTGCAGTGGGTGCCTGACACCGACATTTAGTTCTTTGTAGCGTAGCGTGGACTCGAACCACCCCCCTGGCTTATGAGACCAGGATGCAACCTTTACACTTTAACGCAATTTATTCGCGGTCTATGAGAGAATCGAACTCTCATCCCTACCGTGACAGGGTAGTATCCTAGCCGTTGAACGAATAGACCTTTTGTGGAGCTATAGGGAATCGAACCCTAATTTATGATTTGCAAAACCATTGTAATAGCCGTTATACTATAACCCCAATTCTTACTAAATGACTCCCGAACATCATCAACGTACTAGGGCCCTCTTCGCGCATGACGGCTAGCTTGTTATCATTTCTGATTAGTAATAGTACTGCCAGAGGGAATCGAACCCTCGCCTTATCATAGAAAGTGATACGTGTTAACCTCTTCACTATGGCAGCGTTTATTGAGCGAATGGAGGGAATCGAACCCTCATTCCTTGATTGGAAGTCAAGAGTAATGAGCCGTTATACGACATTCGCAATTTAGTAAAGCTTGGTCCAAAAGCGGACACACACCTACTTTACCTGGTAGGAGTCTTTTTATGTGGATTTACGGGTGACCACAACCTACAGGACCAACCGTGAGACTAGCTTCCTCCGTTGGTAGTCATTGTCCTAGTGCTAGTTCAAATGACTGCTGAGCTCTCGGCCAGGATCGAACTGGCTCTATTCCGGGTTACAAATCCGGTGCACCACCATTTGTGCGTCGAGAGCATTTAATTAGAGCCGGTTTTCGTATCCGTTCTTTTGCCGCCACCAGTAGCAAATGCTTTACTATAAGCTAACTCTAATATTCTTTGTAGGCGACCAGCACTCCGGTCCTTCTGAGACATGAAGTCTACCCATATCCTGTAACCAGGTCCTACTATCGTACTCAAGGAGAGACTCGAACTCTCAATAGACGGGTTCTAAGGCCGCCGTGTATACCAATTCCACCACCTGAGCAATTATTGAGGTCAAGGTAAGAATCGAACTTACTCTGCGGAGTTTGCAATCCCGCCGGCCTCCAAGACCATCCTGACCTTCTTATACTTAAATATACGAACTTTATTTTTAATATCCAACTAAAAGAATAAAAATGTTTCCCATTCTTTAGGTATATGTGTCATACTTCTCATTAACATTAAATAGTGAGGTCTTTTTGGTTCTGGAATTTCTTTACCATATTCCTCTAATGTTAAATCTGCTTTCTCATGATTACATGGTCTACAAGCTGTTACTAAATTATCCCAAGCATCTTTTCCTCCTTTTGATTGAGGTACAACGTGGTCTAATGTTAGTGTTCTTTGATTTGAACTACCACAATAAACACATTCGTAATTGTCTCTTCTATAAACGTTTTCTCTTGTTAGAGGTACTTTTTGAATGTTTTGTTTTACATACTTAGCTACTCTAATAATAGAAGGTTTGTAAATAGTTAATTCAGGGTTAATTACATTAAATGTTTCTGGATGCTCTGCTATTACTTCAGCATTACCTTTATAAAAAATCACGAACGCTCGTTCGGTACTTATAACTGATCTTGCTGTAAAGCTTGCATCCACTACTAGTGCTTTTTGATACTTACTCATGATTTTTAATTTTTGTTAATACTTGCGCGTCCCGTAGGAATCGAACCTACCCGTCGAGGTTTTGGAGACCTGACCGACACCTTGTCTGTGAGACGCTTTTTTGTACCCCTACCTGGACTCGAACCAGGACCAAAACGTTAGAAGCGTTTTATTCTTCCGATTAAACTATAAGGGCAAATAAAATATAACTAGTAAGATTTATCAGGAATCTGGGTTCTGATTTCTCAGTGCTTCACACACCATTAGAGAGTTGAGTATAAATACTTATCCTTAGTGTGTACCCTTGCGACACGTCTCTCCACGTCTTCTTACCTACGCTTTGTAATTATATTTTGAGATCCTATCAGGAATCGAACCTGAATTCTATCGTTCGTAGCGATAAGTTTTTCCAATTAAACTATAAGACCAGATGCAGGACACCTTTTAACCTGCTGAAGTTGATCAGATTTGCTTTTTGAAAGGTTTTTTTGTACCCCTGACTGGAATCGAACCAGCAAGCCTGAGCGCCAAGTTTTAAGCCTGGTGTGTTTACCTATTTCACCACAGGGGCATTTTGGGTGATACCGGGTTTCGAACCCTGTTCTCTTCATTCACAGTGAAGCGCTTTACCAATTAAGCTAGAACCACCATATAGTACCGACTAGTGGTAACGATCCACTCTGAAAATACTTATGAGATATTTTCGATCACCTGATCAAGTCGGTATTTGAGGAAAGCATCGTACTCGAAACGAACCCGTTTTATCGAGCGATTGCCTTAGCAGGGCATCCTAACACCTTGTCAGTTTACTTTCCATTTTGTACTCCTAGGAAGAATTGAACTTCCATTTCATCCTTATCAGAGATGTGTGCTAACCATTCTACTATAGGAGCAATTTTGCGGGCTTGGAAGGAATCGAACCTTCATAAAAGAGTTAACAGCTCTCCGTAATAGCCTTTATACGACAAACCCGGTTGTGGACCCTGTAGGAATCGAACCTACTCCTCTAGTTCTTCAGACTAGCGTACGCACCAGCTATACCAAAGGTCCAATTGTGGGACACTGTGGAATCGAACCACACCTTCTTACAGAACGATTTTACAGACCGCTTATCACACCAGTGACTGAAGCATCCCTTTTGTACCTCGTAGTAGAATCGAACTACTGCCATTTCCATGTAAAAGAAATACGCTCCCATTACGCCAACGAGGCTGGTGCTACACCTGATCACAACTAATAAGCATATTGGCTTATTACTTAATCTTACAACAGCTTTTAACTGAGAGATTGTAAGGTTGTGTATGTAGCTTTTGTACCCCCTGAAGGTAATGCTCCTTCTTCCCGATATTAAAAGTATCGTGCTTCACTTTAAAGCCTAGAGGGCAGTTGCCGAAATTCTTGAAGGTGACACCTATTCAACATACTAAGTTATCAAAAAACGGTTCTGCTTTTACACGGCCATCGGCTCCTTTTGTGCTGGTCGGGTAAGCAGGATTCGAACCTGCGTGCTCTAGCGTCCAAGGCCAGCGAGATAAACCTGACTCCTCTACTACCCGTTTATTTGTTGGCTTACTAGGATTCGAACCTAGACTAAAACAGTCAAAGTGTTTTGTGCTAACCGTTACACTATAAGCCATTATTG